AAAAAACTTATTAATTGACCTAAAAAAAACAACGGATTTACCCCAATTTAAATAAAAACGAAAAATGAAAAATAGCACAATTAACAAAATCAAAGCACTTCTTGGAATGGAAGTTAGCTTAGAGCAAATCAAATTAGTAGATGGAGTTACCATCTTTGAAGCTGATGCGTTTGAAATGGATGCACCTGTATTCATCGTAACAGAGGACGAACAAAAGATTCCTGTTCCAGTAGGAGAATACGAATTAGAAGATGGACGTATTTTAGTAGTTATTGAAGAAGGAGTAATTGCTGAAATCAAAGAAGAAAAAGAAGAGGAAGAAATGCCAGAAGCACCTGAAGCGGAAGTTGAAGTTGAAGAGGAAGTTCCTGTTGAAGCATCAGAAGTAAAAACTGCTCCTAAGAAAACAGTTGAATCAATTGTTAAAGAAACATTCTTCTCAGAAATCGAAGCACTTAAAAACGAAAATATTGAATTGAAAGCTAAATTGGAATTGCTTTCTAAAGTTAACGAAGTTGCAGTTGAAGCAACCGAACTTTCAGAAGAGCCAAAACCAATCTCTTTTAATCCTGAAAACACGAATCCAGTTGAAATGATGAAGTTCTCAAACAAAAAAGCAAGAACAACATTGGATTCAATCTTTGAAAAATTAAACAAATAATTTATTAACTAATTAAATTTTAAAAAATGCCTACAACAACAAGCATCACTACAACTTATAGTGGCGAGTTTAGCGGAAAATACATCGCTGCTGCCCTATTATCTGCTCCAACATTAGAGCAAGGTGGAATGACTATTCACCCAAATGTAAAATACAAACAAGTAATTCAGAAAGTCGGTACAGATTCTGTGATTGCTAATGCATCATGCGATTTTTCCGCTACATCTACAGTAACATTAACTGAAAGAGTTCTTCAACCTGAAGAGTTCCAAGTTAACTTACAATTGTGTAAAAAAGATTTCCATTCTACATGGCAAGCAGCTGAGATGGGTTACTCTGCATTTGATGTTTTACCTAAATCTTTCGCTGATTACTTAATCGGATACGTTGCTGACAAAGTTGCTTCTTCTATGGAAACGACAATCTGGACAGGTGCTAACGCAACTGCTGGTCAATTTGACGGTATTGCTGTACAAATCGCTGCTGATGCTGCATTGCCATCTGCACAAGAGGTTGCTGGTACTACTGTTACTGCTGCAAACGTTGTTGCTGAAATCGGTAAATTGGTTGATGCTATTCCTGCTCGTATGTACGGACAACCAGACTTGAAATTGTACCTTTCTCAAAACATCGTTAAAGCATATATCCGTGCTTTGGGTGGATTCGGTGCTTCAGGTTTAGGTGCTAACGGTACTAACAACCAAGGTACACAATGGTACACAAACGGTTCTTTGTCTTTCGATGGTCTTCCAATCTTCATGGCAAACGGTTTGGCTGCTAACACAGGTATCGCAACTACAACTTCTAACTTACACTTCGCTACAGGTCTATTGAATGACATGAACCAAGTTAAAGTTTTAGACATGGCTGACCTTGACGGTTCTGAGAACGTTCGTGTTATCATGCGTTTTACTGCAGATGCGAAATACGGATTTGCTGAGGATATGGTTACTTACGGAATCACAAACTCTGCTAACTAATCTTAACAGACACTAATTTAAAGGGGAGGTCAAATGCCTTCCCTTTTTTGTTTAACTTATAAAATATAAAAAAATGGCTTGTGATATCGCAAACGGTAGATTAGAAGTATGTAAAGATGCAGTAGGTGGAATTGATGCTATCTACTTCATTAACTTCGGAGACTATACAAGTATTACTTATGATGGTACAAACACAGATGTGATTGATACTGTTGCAGGTGTTTCTAACTTGTACAAATATGAATTAAAAGGAGCAAACACTTTTGACCAAGTAATTACTTCATCTCGTGAGAACGGAACAACTTTTGTTGAGCAAACTTTGACAGTTACTCTTAAAAAACAAGATGCTGTTACTCACAAAAATGTTAAATTGTTAGCTTACGGACGTCCTTACGTTGTAATTAAAAACAGAAACAATCAATTCTTCCTTGCTGGTTTAGAGCATGGAATGGAATTAACTACTGCAAACGTAATGAACGGTAGTGCGATGGGTGACCTAAATGGTTACACTTTGACTATGGTCGGCACAGAGAAACTGATGGCTAATCTAATTGATTGTTCAACAGAAACTGCTTTGGCAACTACTGTGTTTGGAGCTGCTACAATTGTAACTGCATAATACTTTTCTTTTCATAGCGTGATTGGGGAGGCTTCGGTCTCCCTTTTCTATTTTAAAACGTTTTCTTTCTTTTGTCGTTTAATAGGTATGATAGTATTAACAACATCAACTTCAGCTCAGACATTTAGTTTCATTCCGAGATTCGAGAATTACACAACGATGTCAATTACTGATGAACAAACAAATAAGACTACTTCAATAAGCATTACAAGTTCAACTCAGGGAGGCTATGTAAACACGGTTACTGCAACATTTGCACTTGTTGAAGGACATACATACACATTACTACTAAACAACGGTGCAACTATCTGCCATAAAGACAAAGTATTCTGCACAGACCAAACCATCAGTGCATATACTGTAAACGATGGTCAATACATTTCGAATCAAACAACAAACGAATTTATCGTATATGAATAACCTACACATATTAAACCTAAGTGCTTACACGACACCTGTAATTCAGGAATCGAAACGTGAGAATTGGGTGGATTTTGGCGAGAACAATGATTTCTTTCAATTCTTGATAGATAGACACACGAACTCCACAACGAACTCGGCAATCATTAACAACGTTGCACGTTTAGTTTATGGAAAAGGATTAAGTGCATTAGATGCCTCTAAAAAGCCAAATGAGTACGCATCAATGATGGCTTTGTTTAATAAGGATTGTTTACGCAAAGCAATTCTTGATAGAAAAATGTTAGGTCAATATGCATTCCAAGTGCATTACAACGATAAACACGATAAAATCATTAAGGCTTATCATATGCCTGTTAATTTACTTCGTGCTGAGAAATGCAATAAGGATGGCGAAATCGAAGGATATTACTATTCAGATGATTGGAGTGATACTAAAAATTACGTCCCTAAAAGATTTCCTGCATTTGGTACTTCAAAAGACAAAGTTGAGATTTTATATTTTAAGCCTTACGCTGTAGGCATGAAGTATTATGCATATCCTGACTATCAAGGAGCTTTACCTTATGCACTTTTAGAAGAGGAGATTGCAGATTATTTAATCAACGAAGTACAAAACGGATTCTCAGGAACAAAAGTAGTTAACTTCAATAACGGAGTTCCTACTGAAGAGCAACAAAGCGTGATTACTTCTAAAGTAATGAACCAACTCACGGGAAGTTTAGGTAAAAAAGTAATCGTTGCATTCAATGATAATGCTGAAGCTAAGACAACCGTTGAAGATATTCCACTTAATGAAGCACCTCAGCATTACACATACCTATCTGAAGAATGTTTACGCAAGATTATGCTTGGACATAACGTGACTTCTCCTTTGTTATTTGGAGTTGCATCTACAAATGGATTCTCAAGTAATGCAGACGAACTTAAAAACTCTGCTATCTTGTTTGATAACATGGTTATTCGTCCAATGCAAGAAGAGATTTTGGAAGGATTAGATTCAATTTTAGCATTTAACGGAATTTCCCTTAAACTATATTTCAAAACATTACAACCTTTAGAGTTTGTTGATTTAGAAAATGCACAAACTGAAGAGCAAGTTGCTGAAGAAACAGGAGCTGATGGAACTCAGTTAAGCAAAGTAAACACGGATTTAGAAGAAATCTTAAACAAGGTTGATTCTGATGTACTATCTGAAGAATGGGTTGAGGTAGATTCAAGAGAAGTTGCAGATGATGAAGATGAATTAGATAATGCTTTATTGAATGCTGAATTGGAATTAGAACCAAGCAAATCTTTGTTATCTAAACTTTATAATTTCATTAGTACAGGTAATCCAAAACCAAATCAAAAGAGTTCACAGGATAAAAAAGTAGGTGATTTAAAATACTTCAAAGTTCGTTACCGATATACAGGTAATAAAAATCCTGATAGAGCATTTTGTAAAGCTATGA